ACATTACCACTACCACCAATTGTGACCGTTGCTGTGCTTAGTGTTGAACTACCTGGAACGCTAACTGTCATAGTAAAGCTGTCATTGGCACGGTATGTTAGTGCTGCACCGCCTGCTACTGTACCTTTGATTGTTAAAAGGCCTTGAACATTCTTGATGTAAGGCTTAAATGTAGCTGTAGTTGTGCCTAGTGTGTCATATTTTACATATAGTGCACCTGCATCAAGGCTTGCGCCACCACCTACGGGATCTAATCCATAGATTGCTGCTGAATCGCTTGCGTATAATGGAGCACTCAATAATTGGAAACTAGCTAAAGCCGCACTGTATTCTTTAATAGCATAGCTAGCACCATTACCTGTTGCTGTGGTTTTAAACCAAATTGAACCATCTGGACGTGGAGTTATATCTGAAGTTCTCCATGCCGGTGGACTTGTATACCCAAGGAATGCAATAGTTGGGCCATTGTAAGTAAATGTGTTACCGCTATTGCTGATACTACCCAATGGTGATTGTAAAATACCCAAATTGGCTGAACAGTCAACAGTTCCACTTAGTACTGATCCTTTAGTAATTTGTAGTGTATCTGATACGCTTGTTGCTGTATCAATGGTACCTTGTAAATTGCCTGCGGCATTGCTGTAAAGAATAGTGGTGCTGTTTACAAATAATTCTAGTTGATTGCTTGAGTTAACAAACGCTGTAACACCTCGAATACTTGCTCCATTGATAGCAGTGTTGGCCGCAGCAACAGTAGTTCCACCAACTGTGACAACGTTACCGTTGATAATTAATTTACTACCGTTAGTCACTGATGGGCTTGCGATATTGCCAGTAATTGTAGGAACCACTGATTTCCAGCTATCACTACCTACTAATTTCCATGCGTTATCATAACCTTTGTAATAAATTGGATTACTAGAACTTGTAGTCACCACAGCATAGTCACCAATACTGCCATAACTAGGAATAGGAATACCCGCAATTAAATATTCAGTTGAGGTGATTACTGACGGTGTTGTTAAGGTAAATCCGTCTTCTTCGTCCCATACATAGATACCATAATTAGTAGAGGCTACATCTAACCAGTATGTACCATCAGCAGGAGTGCCTGTTGGGCGTGTGCTTGTGCCTTCTAATTGTGCTAAATCAACGTTAGCACGTTGAACATACATCGTATTAGTCACTCCTAATGCACTATAAGCTGCTAATAAGCCGTATTCATTACGTTCATCGCCGTTAATTGGATTATCACTTGCATCAACTGCAAAGAAAGGATTACCAAAATAATTAACTAGATCACGTTGACTAGTTACTGTAATAATTTTTCCAGCATTGGCAATAGTTGTGCCTGAAGCAAGTGTATTGCCTGGAGTTGATTTGTCTTGTGCTGTTGCAAGTATAACCAATGGCACACTACCAGCTTGGGTTGGTGCATATTGGCTTTGATCGATGATCGTTACCTGAACGCCTGGGGAAACTAATGATACCATAATATGAGATCCTCTAAATAGATTACTTTAAACTATTTATAGATATTTTGTAATTTTGGTGTCGTAAGGTGCCCTTTGAAAGGTTTGCTTGTGCTAGTAAGCTAAATACTGGTATGGAATATCGAAAAATATGCGAAATCTGTGGTAAAAAACCTGTTGCTGTTAACTATAAGATGCATGGGAAAACTTATTACAGAAGTCGATGTGATACTTGTATACGTAAGAAGAAAAATAAGCCAGCAGCCAAGCCACGTTGGTTATTAGAAGGCTATAAAAAGAAACCACATTGTGAAAAGTGTGGCTTCAAAGCAAGGTTAAAAGAGCAGTTATTTGTCTATTACGTTGACGGTAATTTTAATAATAACAATACTCTTAACTTAAAAACAATCTGTGCTAACTGTCAGTATGAAATTGCCCGAGAGGGTTTAGGATGGCGTCAAGGCGATCTGACACCTGATTATTAGTAATATTAGCTTCAATCTGTTGATACAGTTCTTCAATGGTTCCGCTGTTGTTTAACACCACATCAAACTTCTGTCCTACCCAAGCTGTTTCGCTAGCATGAACTCCTAATTTTTCTATTTTTTGTTTACTTAGTGCCCAGCTCATATTGCGATTAGGCCCCTTGTTCATGCTCTTAGCATGATCAAACCATGCGGGTTCTGGACCACGAATAATACGCACTACTCGTCCACCTGCGGCACGTATAGCTTTAATTTCATTAGGAAAGCGGCAGTCTGTGATTACGATATCATTTTTGGTATTGAGTAATCGGTGTTCTAAGCTGGCTACCCACATGTCATCATGGAATCCCTTACGGATTACTTCAGTTCCCCAATACTGTAGGACATACCTTGGAGTTATATCTTTCTTTAGGCGTTTAGTCCACCATTCATCACGAGTTTCTCGCCATTCACGACTTTCCTGAGTCCTACCTTCTAGTAGTTCTCTATCCCATCCAAATACCTGGCTTACAGCATCTTTCAAGCTGTTAGCAAAGCTCTCACGTTTAAATCTATGAAAATTAACCAGATAGTCTGCAACCGTATCTTTACCTGAGCCAATAAAGCCTACGATACCGATGATAGAACTCATTGAAATCCCCTTAATTGATAATACTATTTTACGAGAGTTTTAGACAGTTGTCTAGAGTTTTTAACCCATTATCCAAGTTAATGGAGCACCACCGTCTACGTAGTTCTTGATTTCGTCATCAAGTTTGTCTAATAGTGTTTGGCCTTCTTGTTTGAGTGCTGTGCCGTTCAAGCTGGTACCGCCTTGTGGGCCTGCGATTGATGCAAATTTTTCACGTGCTTGACCAATACTCATTGATGTCAAAGCGTAAGCATAGTCCTGTATCCAAGGAAATACCTGTGGATCATTAAGCAACATAATGTCTGGTTTATAATTGTATAAGTGTAATAATACTGTTTCAGTTACGGCATTATCTGGTGAACTTGGCGAACTTACATACGTTGATGCTAAAGACATATCATTGACTACTGTAGCCCCAAGTGCCGCAGTATTTAAGAATGTAAAAATCTGTTGTGTAGGATCAACAGAGGTAATAATGTACGTACCGTTATATCCAGAAACAGGGCAGTTAGTAATAGCAATAGTACTTCCTACGTTAACACCATTCCACGGTCCTTGATTTGAAATTTGGAATGTGACTGTACTACCTGGTGCGGTTCCGCTTGCTGTTAAACTTCTTAGTCTAAGTGTTGCACCAGCACCTTGGAATGGCATTTTACGAACTAGGGTGATTTTTTTAGTAACTTTATTCCAAGTAAAGTTCATAAATCCACCAAACATACGCATGGCTAGTTTTTGGTAGTCTACAAATAATTCATAGTTAGTTAACCCGCCAACTCGTCCAGCTACCAACATATAGGTGTTTAAGTACCCTGATGCAAATGGTTCAAATTGGCTAGCTGTAGTACCTGTAACACTACCAATACCACGACGGAAAATTGCTTTGACGTCCATGACTGTATTAGGTAAAATATATTCTTGTGTTTCAGGATATAGATCTAAGAATGCATAACTTTCTTCTACTGAGTTTGAACTCTTTTGGCGATATCGGATCAGTGCCTGTTTGATGCCCATGTCAAAGTGTTCTTTATCAGCTTCAACATCAATCATACCATAGCCTAAGCGTAGGCGGATATAGTCAATAATATCATTTTGTAGGCTTGATACTTGTGTTAGTTGTGCTTGTAGATTAGCATCAAAAGCAATGTGTCCAGCTCCTGTGCCTGTATAGGCATTATACAGGCTCTCAGTTTGCATACTGAGAGTTGCAGTTAAGTTGCCGGATGCTGAAACATTTGCTGGAAGTAAAGACATTTAAATTATCCTGTTATCTTGTATTTATTGCCGACAACAGGATAAGTTAGACTTTACGCTACCTTGAGGGGGATTAGATTACTTTAAGTAGGATAGTATCAGCGTTGATACGTCCGTTGAGTTTAATTTCTGTAGTTTTGATATTTTCTAAGAACTTGCGTAGTTCTACTTTATTACTGGCTAGGAATGCTTTAACCTGTTCTTCAGGCTTACGTAGAGTTTTTTGTGTGCTTTTACTTTCGTTAAAGCCTGTGATAGTAGTGCCTTTGACTCCAAGTACACCACCTTGATCTTCAGCGACATACTTGCCTAGCTTACGATTCTTAACATTATAGACCCATAGCTGTTCTGCACCAACGATATCCACTGGATTGATTGATACTAGTTTCATGCCAGCATCTTGCTTGAGATATTTTAGACCACGTACTAGTTTTTCTTTTTGTGGTGGTTTACGTACTGCGGCTTTTTTAGTTGCTTTTTTAGTTTGATTATAAGCGGTCAAATCAGCAAATAGTTTGTCATAGAAAGCATCATAGCGTTTATAGTCTGCGGCTTTCATATAACTGTAGGCTTCTTTAAGATCTTCATCTTTGGTTATGCGTGCTTCACGCACTTCTGCACAGCGTGGTTCAAATACTGCTGATATCTTGCCTATTAATACCTGCGGTACATTATTTTTTGTCAGATATTCATAGGCCTTAGGATCTACAGTTTCACCTGTGTATAGAACATCTTCAAGCATTTCAAAATAAAGGATATGCTTTTTAGCCACTTCATTCATACGGTCTTGTATTGTTGGCACACGAACTTCTGCTTTCTTTACTTCTGGCTTTTCATCAAAATCCTCATCGTTATCTGCTTTTAAAGTTAATACTTTCTTAACCGCTTCTAGGATATATTCTACATGACGATCACGCAAAGGCATACCGCGTTCATGTGCTTTGATCAGAGCGCAAACTGTGAATGGCGTTAGACAATCAGCCGAGCGTTGATAGCGATCAATAGTAGTTTTATCTAACTTATGAACTCCTTGCTCGCCTTCATGTTGACGTAACCATGCTACAACATATTTTTTAAGATCTTTGGTGCTGTAATAGTAATTATAATAACGAAAACTTTGGCGTAGATGATGGTCAAATTCTTCATTTGAAAAAGTCAAGGCGCGATCATAATCCCAGATAGGTTCGTTACCTGTATATTTTTCGTCAGCGAAATTATTGCTACTAACTTTTGCTTTCTTTTTCATACCATCAATCTTGATTGCCATAATACCCTCTCTTGTTATATTTAATTATACAGGATTTTATTCTGCTGTCAACTGTTCAACCATATCAATCACACCGCTTAGGCAAGTTGGGCAAAAACTAGCTGGCAATATACCAATGTCGCCTTCAATTCCGCCTTCATCTGATGTGTAATCACACTGACATATTGAACATGTATGATGTTCTTCTTCCAACCATTGTTTCTGTTCTAGCTCTTGCTGGTATGCTTCTGCGCTAGTCAATTTGACCACCTTCGCTTTCTACTACCGCTTTTTGTAATTCACGATTAACCATTTTGTATGCCGCACGTTCCATGCTGTCTAGATCATCCCAATTCTCTTCCATGCTGTTTAATGCACCAAAGAGATTGCGGTGGCCATATGCTTCGCCGGCAAATTGCACTATGCTATAGGCTTCTTCTATTTCCATATATACAGGGGTACCCATTATTGTTCTCCAAGTTGGAATTTTTTAAGATATTCTTTAGCATCAGTCAAGTCAGTTACGGGCTCAACAGAGTCTAACAACATAGCATGGCGTGATATTTGAAGGATTCGTTGGGCACGGAAAAGACGTTCATACCGGCTTTCACCTGGATAAGGTTGGCTCCATTTGAAGTTCATTTGATCTCCTCTACGCTGGATTTAAAATCATTGTCCCAATTTAACTCTACTGTTTTATTCACGGGCGTGGCTATAATTTCTTCTACAGTCCTGCCAGTGGGCTTGTATTGGTCAATTGATTTTTTAGCCCAATCTAAATTGTAGACCCAGGCAAATATAGCTATCCATAATAGAGTAGCTAGAGTAGTTTTGCTGGCTGAAAGTTTTTTAATAAAATCATGCATTTAGTCATTCCTTTATTATATGTATTATAGCATCTTTTGGTTAAAATGTCAACCATTTAACAGCACACCAAAGGTCAAATATTGCTCATAATGGGCTATTTCTTGGTTAATTTGTTCTAGTAATTCCTTGTGCTTACGGGTTTGGCGACCCATTCTACGGCAGTTAATTTCTTCTTCTGATAATTTTTTAACCATAGTACCTATAGCATCGCTCATTTTCAGCATGTCGTTGGTATGCTTTTTCATCTTATGTGCAGGTGCTTCTAGTTCAATTTGAACTTGAGCCCAATCTAAACTTTGAGTAATTTCAGCCATAAAAGCAGTATAACACATTTTGGTGCAGTTGTCAATGTCGATAAATACTAGATAATAGGATTAAGTAATGCCAAGATTATCACTTTATAAGCCAACCAAAGGCAACGACGACCACTTTATTAATCGCACAATGAGTGAAATGTTCACCGTGGGTGGCGTTGATGTATATGTCCACAAATACTTAGGTCCGCTAGCTCAGCCCGCTACCAATGCTACTAATCCGGGTACTACAGGTATCACTGGAATCCAAGATCTACTATTCTTAGAAAATCGTGATCGCAAGTACGACACATCGGTCTATAATATCCGCACTATCTATCGTATCAATGACAATGACTTTGATCTAACACAGTTTGGTCTATTCCTAACCGGTGACACTATGTTTGCTGTGTTCCATTATGATGATATGATCGATGTTATTGGACGAAAACTCATGGTAGGTGATGTGTTAGAACTGCCTAATCTTATTGACTATTACCCATTAGATGAAGGTGTTGGTGCCGCACTTAAACGTTTCTATGTTATACAAGACGCTACTCGTGCCGCAGAAGGATTTGCTGCTACCTATTGGCCACACCTATGGCGTTGTAAACTACAACCATTAGTAGACAGCCAAGAATACAAAGACATTCTCGATAACCTACCAGCCACTGACAGTGGTGATAGTACTAATACTCTAGGCGAGGTTATCAGCACCTATAACAAATACATCGCAATCAACGATGCTATCGTTACACGTGCAGAACAAGATGTTCCTAAGAGTGGGTATGATACTACTACTATCTACACAGAAACTGTAGATCAATATGGTTATCCGGTTGATCCTGGTGCGTTAGATGCTAGCGATCTGAGTCCGGATGCTAGTTCAAATATTGCCGATGCCAGCGCACAAACATTAACCAGTGCTGTTAAAGTAGAAGGATATTTAACTGGAGATGCCCTACCACCAAATGGTGCCACAGTTGCCGCTGGTATTGCGTTCCCAAATGCTCCAGGTCAAGGCGATTACCATCTACGTTTAGACTATATTCCTAATCGACTATTCCGTTACGATGGACGTCGTTGGGTTAAAGTAGAGGATTCAGTGAGAACCAATCTAACACCAGGTACAGAAAATCAAACACAATTAAGTGGCTTTATCAATGATACTAATCAGTTTATGAGTAACAGTGTAGCCTGGGATGGTATACGTATTTCAACTCCATACACACCTCCAGCCAACGCGGCTACACTATCATTTACTCTAAGTACCAAGACAGTGGTTATTAAAGTTCCTTACAACAGCACCTATGGTGTTAGAACTCGACTAAATGGATTACCGATCGAAAATACTATATCGAATAGCAGTGGTAATATCGCAGTCACTATCACTGGACCAATATACCCAAGAAAACTAAGAATAACATCAGCAACTTCTACTGGTGGCAATGCTACTGTAAGATTTGCAAGTCAACCGGTTACACCATTTGTAGTTGGACAAAATATTATCGTCAGTGGAGTAGCAGGATCTACAGCATTCAATGGTAGTTGGACGGTGATTGGTGCTAATGCTTCAAGTGCAATTTACACACTAGCAGGCAACCTAACTGGCACCGTATCAAGTGCTACAGTAGCAGATGGTAGTCCATTACCAATTGGTGGATTATTAGAATACACAGTTTACGAGCACGTGATCAACGAACGTCAGAGCTTATCACAAGCCTTGCGTCCTTCAGCGGATAATATATAATGGCAGCTAATCAACAATTTTTTTATGACGCCCAGATAGAGCGTTTCTTAGCACAGTTCATTCGCATGGTATCGGGCTTCCAAGTAGAATTTGGAGCAGACCGAGCTGGGGATATTACCTATCAGCGTGTACCTGTTTATTATGGTGACGGTAGTCGCCAGGTAGCACAAATACTCACAAATGTCAGTGAAAATACTGCTCCAACTGTGCCAGCTATGGCAGTTTATATCAATAATGTTACCTATGACAGAGATCGCGTGCAGGATCCCACATTCGTTGGCAAAATGAATATCAGAGAGCGTTACTACAATGAAGATACCATGGAGTATGAGAATCGTCAAGGTAATGCGTTTAGTATTGAACGATTGATGCCTGTGCCTTATACTCTAGAACTAAAATTGGATATCTGGACCAGTAATACCAAACAAAAACTGCAATTACTGGAACAGTTGATCGTATTATTCAATCCAGCATTAGAAATACAATCCACAGACAACTACATTGACTGGACCAGTTTAACTGCGGTGTATCTAGAAACTCCAAATTGGTCAAGTCGTAGTGTGCCAATCGGTACAGAAAATCCAATTGATGTTGCTACCTTAACATTTAAATTGCCCGTGTGGATTAGTCCACCAGCCAAGGTTAAAAAACTTGGTGTTATACAAAAAATTGTTGCTAGCATACACGACAGTGATGGAAATTTAAATGATGCTGTATTAAATGAAGATAACCTATTAGGTAATCGTCAGTACTTTACTCCAATGATGTATGGTGTACTATTAATTGGTAATCAGCTGACTTTATTAAAAATTAGCGAGCTTGAAACACCTCGTGAACCCATGTTGAATACTACTGCAACAGCTGGTAATTTTATTGTTGGCAGAAGCTATATTATACAAACTATTGGCAATACAAATTTTACTGCCATTGGTGCTGCTTCAAATACAGTTGGTGTAGTATTTACAGCAACTGGCATCGGTGCTGGTACAGGTACTGCTGGATTGGTACCAACAAAAGTGGGCACTAAAGACATTTGGCGCAGTTTAATCAGTATCTACGGCGAATTACAAAATGGTATTAGTCAAGTTAGATTATTGCAAGAAGATGGTATCAGTGAAGTTTTTGGCACTGTCAGCTATCATCCTACAGATGATACATTATTAATTTTCAATGTAGACATAGACACTAAACCCACTAATACCCTCACACCAATAGATGCTATCGTTGATCCAAATAAATCATCTGCTATCAGTTTAGCACAGTCAGCAGTAAACGGTACTAGATATCTTATCTTAAATGATATTGGTAGTTACAATAATACTCCAGGCAACGGAGCACCAGTATGGACCGGGTCTGATGGTGCCCAATTAGTGGCCTATGCCAACGATATTATTCAATACAATGGCACACGCTGGGTTGTTTCATTTGACAGTCAGACTATTAATACGTTACAATATGTAAGTAATCTTAATACTGGGACTCAATATAAGTGGAATCAAACTCAATGGGTAAAAAGCTACGAGGGCGAATACAAGGAAGGCCTTTGGACTCTGGTTATATAGAAGGTGTAGGCACTTTTATCTACGCAACATCTACAGGTCGTTATTTGTTTTTATTACGCGATACCAGCAAATATAGTGGAACTTGGGGATTAGCGGGAGGAAAGATTGATGCTAATGAACAGATATTGGAGTCGCTAACACGCGAACTCGGTGAAGAGCTAGGATATGAATTTCATAACGTTAAGGTTATTCCCATAGAAAAATTTACCAGCGATAACGGACACTTTAGTTATCACACTTTTTTAATTCCTATAGAAGACGAATTTGTTCCTGTGCTAAATTACGAG